TGAAATCTTTTCTGCGGATCTGGGGTTTACTAGATAACCACGTGTACCGCTAATGAGTCCTATTGCTTAAAAGCTGGATAATTTATGTATGCGCGAACTCCCCTGCGAACTAGTTTTAGTACAGCGCTCTTTTGCGTTGAAACAGAAATTGTCACGAGCCTGAAAATTTCCTAATATTATTGAGCCTCCTTTGTAGGTTCGATGAATAATTTTTATTGACATATTGTGTCAGGATTGATATAAATCTTTGGATATGTTTGATTAGCCTTCGTATAGATTGCGTGTGACCCACGAATCTGTATGATGTTGCGATAATATTGAATATACCTTTGAGTTGTACATACCCTGGAGTATGGTTAGTATTTATTGTCCATTGAGACTCTGATATTAAAGTTTTAGCCGGTTTGAAACCCGGTTTGATAGGTAAGAGAAACTTGTTTGAAGTTAGTACGATTGCGCACGACTTCTTGAGTTTGTCAAATACCGTGGAGCTTGATTCCACAGCTTACGCTTTATTTTCTTTGAGACCATGTGTCTTGAACGTTTTTAGGTTTGTTCCGTTATAACAAATCGCGGTAAAATCCGTTTTCCTCAATAATAATGTCCCTATACAGTGAATATAATAATCTAGGAGGATCTGCCAGTGCTCTTCAAAGCACGAATCACGAGATCAGTTTGGCCGCTGATAGATCTGATGATCACAAAGAGTTTGCGCGCAGCAAGTATGCGCAAAAGACTCACTCAAACCAAGAGTATAAAATGAAAGATAAACAATCTTTCGAAGTTCGCTACAAAGGATTGGTTGATCACCTCGCGCATTTACGCGCAAACAAAAAAGACACCAAAGTTGCTGTTAAAGCACTTGAAACTTTGAAGAGAAAGGGTAAAAAGTTGAAGAAAATCGCTTTTGCTCATTCTGGAACATTTATTGATGATGTTCAAAGCGCTGGTAGCGCGCTTCTTGATGGCCTTCAAGCCATTATACGCTACCTCCAAACCATTCGTGAAGTTGTTGGTGAAACGGTTCTGGCATTGATGCTAGACCTATTTACCACACTTTACAATGTGTACAAATGCCCAGAATGGGATACAATGCTTGTGAATTTTACGAGCTTTTTCTCCCGGCATTTTCCAGAAAAGTATGCTGATTATGCATTAGTCTGGTTGAGGACTGCTTTTGAAGTAGCTTTCACCCAAGACACAAGTTGTTCATGGCGTGAACTTATTGAGAAATTTTTTACCAATAGTTCCGACCTGTTGAACGACGCTTTATGGGAAAATTTGTCCACATTTTTTGTCAAAATTGCATCTTTGTATGCATGCATGTCTGATGTTGTTTCTTTTGAAACGTTAGATATTGCACTTATTGTGAAGAACTTTCACATCTTTAAACAACAAATACCTGAAGTCAAAGATCTCATTGAGATGGCTTTTCTCGCTTACGAATTTGTCCTAGGAAACTGGGAACGAGTTTGTTCAGGCGATTGGTCAGTCATTCTCTTAGGAAAAGATGAGACACAGGAATTTGAAGTTGAAGTTCGAGTTCTGGAACAAGCCTTTCCTTTTGTCATAGCAGGGAAGGAAATTGTCTTAAAAGACAAATTTCATATGACGCCAAAGTTATACTCTAATCGTTTGGGAGCCGCAATTAAGAAAGCGAAATCTCTCATATCACGATGCACGAGTGTACAACAAAGAATGTCAGTGTCTACTTTTATTAAAACATTGACTGAAAAACAATCACAATTGTTTGCAGCAGCATCTGATGCCCCACGGAAATTGGAGGCCTATGCTGTCAAATTTTCCGGACCTTCGGGTACTGGAAAATCGACTTTACTGGACATCTGTTCACGTATATTGTTGCGAGCATACCAGCATGATCCTACTGAGCGAGGACAAGTGGTTTTTACGAATATTTCTGAAAAGTTCGAATCAACCATTCTCCCTTCTCACAAGATTATTTGTGCTGATGATGTTGCTAACAACGCCAACGAAGAACCTGACTATGATAGAATTTTGAATTATGTCAATACGGTTCCCCGTCCGTTGATTAAAGCTGACACCAAGGAGAAAGGAATTTATTATCCTTGTAACGATGTCTTTTTAGCAACCACGAATGATGAAACATTGCGTGCTACTAAGTGTTCAAGTTGCCCAGAAAGTATTTTGCGAAGATTTGCTCTCGATGTAAAAGTTGAGATCAGACCCGAGTTTCGTAATTCTTATGGTGGCTTGATGCTATGTGATGAACCTCGGTATGATGTTTATATGTTGACCCTTAAACGGTTTAGCCATATCGAGTATGATGAAAAACACCGACCAACTGTCAAATGGGATATTATTCCACGAGAAGTTTGGAACAAATATGGTGATGAATCACATGATTTTGCAGCAATGTGTGCATTTTTGGCAGTTGATGTCCAGCGACATATCACTGCTCAGAAGCGAAAGTTTGAATCACAGAAGAAACTTGATGATTGTTCATTTTGTCCCCTTTGTGGGATTCCAGAAATTGTTTGTGGATGCATTCCATGTACTATTTCTGATGCAGTGAGTGATGCTGATCTTGATATTCTCGAGGTCCCTGAACTTGAGCGTGAATCTATTCCGCTTATTGATACATCATTCGAAAGACCTGTCAGTTCTATTGACCCCCATGGAGACATTGTCCCTAGTGAAGAAATTGCCGAG